CCACCGGCGATGAGACAGGCTATGCAGTCAAGGCCATCCGCGAACAGGACGGCGGTCAGGTCATCGGTGGGTATCTGTTGCTGTGGGGCGGGCCGAAGCAGAGGGACCTACAGGGCGACTATTTCACCCCGGAAACCGAACTCTGGCTGGATCATTACAAGACGGCACCGACGCTATTCCACCACGGGCTGGATGACACCGTGGGCCTGGCACCCATAGGGCGCCGAGTGGAAACCAAGGCTGATGATACCGGCGTCTGGGTTGAGGATTGGATTGACAAGAGCAACCGCTACTGGTCGATAGTAGAACCGCTACTGAATGCAGACCGGCTGTTCTATTCACCCGGCAGCGCACCACACCTGATCAAGCGAGCCAAGAGTGGCGAGTTGCTATCATTCCCGGTCATCGAGGACACACTAACCCCGATGCCGGCACAGTACAGGTTACGCCCAATCGAAGAGATTGCGGCTACCTATAAATCCGCAAATATCGAGTTGAACCTGCCTGATGAGGACATAGGGGAGTCGGGGGACTCCGGACTCGGCACGGCACGGCTACTCGCACAAGCGGCAACGATTCTGAGTGAACCAATAGAGTGACACAGGAGGCAATAGGATGAAATACCAAGAACTCATGGCGCAGGCAAAGGCCAAGGCCGAGGAAGCCACGACCTTGCTGAGCCAAGAGAAACCGGACAACGAGAAAGCAACTGGGTTGCTGGCTGAGGCCAAGGGGTTGCAGGAACAGGCGGCCGGCATCAAGGCGGCTTCCAGCATCATCGAAGCGGCCACCAAGGTCACCAGGCCAGAACTGCCAACTGACAGTGACGATCCACCGATGGGCACCGAACCGACCGCCAAGGACGCGGCCATCAAGGCGCTGCACACGCTTCGCTTCGGCGAGCCGGATAGTGCCATCAAGGCTGTGCTGACTGACTTGCACGGTGAGGACTTCGAGGCGAAACGATGGGCGCAGTGGCAGGGGTTCGTGAAATATCTGCGCTACGGTGACGAGGCTCTGAACGGCAGCGAAAAGGCGCTGATGGGTGAGGTGATCTTCACTCCGGAGTACGCCAAGAAGGCCATCACTGATGGGTGGGACATTGCGGCCCTGAAAACCACGATGGTTGAAGGTGAGGACCAGTACGGCGGCCATGCAGTGCCGGTGGACTATCAGGCACGTATGATCGAGCGCATGGTTGGCTATACTGTGGTGCGCCCCAAGGCCACCATCGTCACCACCAGCCGGGACAAGGTTGAAATTCCCAAGTCAACCGGTGGGGATGCTCAGTACACCAGCGCGGTGCGGGTTACCTGGGTTGAAGAGACTCCGTCCAGCACTGCGGCCGATACCAACCTGACGTTCGGGTTGGAGGGCATCCCGGTTCACACCGCGATGGCAGTGGCAACCCTGAGCCGGAACTTGGTCGAGGACGCGGCTTTCAACTTGCCGGATTACGTATCTCGCAAGTTCGCAGAAGCAGCGGCTATTGACGAGGACAACCAATTCCTGGTCGGCACCGGGGCTGGCAAGCCCCAGGGCATCCTGCCCAACTCAGCCAACGGCCTGAGCCTCGGCACTGCGATTAGCGGTGCTGCCAGCACCCTGACCTTCAACGGCTTGATTGACTTGCAGTATGCCCTCGATAGCCAGTATCGCAAGAACGCGGCCTTTATCGGGGAGAAGGCGACCTATCAGGCCATCAGCAAGTTGCTTGACAGCAACGGCCAGTATCTCTGGCGTGACCAGTTCGGGCGCAACACAGTAGGCCAGGAATCAGTGCTTCTGGGCAACCTGGTACTCGAGCAGGAGGCCTTGCCTACGATAGCATCCAGCGCATTCCCCCTCATCTTCGGGGATCTGTCCGGGTACTATATCGTAGACCGCATCGGCATGAGCATTGAGCGGTATCTGGACTCCAGCACCGCGACAGTCAACACCGTCAAGTACGTGATGCGACGCAGGCTTGGTGGGCAATGTGCCGAGCCATGGAGATTCAAGCTTCAGTACGTGGCGGCGTCAGAGTAACCAAGAACACAACTGGAAATATAACAGGGTATAGGAGGCAATAACATGCGAAGCCTTGAAGAAAATGTCAAGGTCCAGAAATGCAACAACTTTATGACCGGCATGGTGGACGGTACCAACTATCCGGCCAGCGGGTCATTCATCGACGTGTCCAACTTCCCCAACTTCGGGTTTTTGGTGGAGATGGGCACGACCACAACGGCGTGCGTATTCCAGGTACAGCAGGCGACCGGGGCCAGCGCCACGCCCAAGAACCTGTCTGGGGCCACACTGACGCCGACGGATGGTGATGATAACTACACGTTCATCATCGAGTGCGAGACGGCCCGGCTGGACATCGCCAATGGCTATAGCTTCGTCTCTCTGGACTGTTCCGGGGCGGCGGCTGGTGACGACTTTGCTTGCCTCACCTTCCTGGGTTGGAACCCCCGGCACGTGCCGGTTACCCAGGGTGCTGATGTGAGTGCCAATGTCGTTGTCGCCGGGTAACACGGATGACAATCGTAGGGGGCGGGGCTAAGCGCCTCGCCCCATGATCTGAAGTACAGGAGGAATAACATGAACATGCGATACAACAAGTGGCTTCCTGTCCTGGCGGCATTGCTATTCGTAGCATTGGTAGCAGTCGCCTGCCAGGTGGAAGATGTGATACCTCGCGGCACGTACAACACCGATGTGTACGTGGAGCAGGGCGGAGCCAAACTGGTAGTCGAGGATGGCGGCGAGATCGAGATGCAATCCGGCTCCACGCTGGACATCCAATCCGGCACTGCCTCAACCTACGGTGGTGATCTGGGGGTGACCGGTGCGCTTGATGTAGATGGGACTACGAATCTGGACACGGTGGACATCGACGATTTGGTGAACATCACCCGTGTGACTGGAACCACCGGCCAGTATGAGGACTTGGTTCTGGCTGAGTGGACCAACAGCGCGGCGGATGCCACTAAGGGCAGTAACGGTATCTATGCGAGTTCCAACCCCATCTACGACGTCCAGAACGCCTATGCCCTGCGCGGTCGGATGGATATGCGGGGTGCAACCGGTGGGGTGGATTTTAACCAGTTCCATGCCATTGACGGCCTGATCAACATCAATGAGACGCAGACCTACACGGTCGCTGACAACATCTCGGTGCTTGGAATTGCAATGCACGGTGGGACATCAGGCGATATCGTTGCTGGCGAAAGCCTGGCCTCCCTGAACCTGATCTATGGCGTGTGGGGGCCGACAGCCAACGTGAATATGGACGCGCAAACCAACGGTCTGGTCCTAATCACCCATAACGGCACGTACGTTGACTATGGTGTCCAGGTGCAGTCGTCCTCAGATATGGACGCGGGGCTGTTCTTGAACAGTCATGCCAGCAACGCTACGGCGAAAATGGACGTGGGTGTGGAAATGACCAGCGGTGCCAGCGATATGGTTTACGGCATCGACATGAGCGCTGCCGACTTCACTGGCGCGGACATCGTGGGAGACAGTGGCGAGACGTTAGACAACACCACTGATACAGCCTGGGTGATTGGGGGGTTCACTGCCCTTGAAGAAGGCGTGGTGATCGACCTGGGTGCGGGCGGCACCATCACACCCACGGCCTCATACCAGCCTATCACCAACTCGACCACCGGCAGCATCACTACCTCTACCTCGACTGCCATCGCCGATGGGCCAGTGGCAGGGGCTATACTGATCCTGTGTAACGAGGACGCGCAGGACATCGTGATCGACGATGGGGGCAATACGATACTGTCAGGCGACATCACCCTGACGGGTGGCAATAATGACCAACTCACCCTGCTCTGGAATGGCGCGGATTGGGTTGGCGTTTCGTTCAGCGACAACTAGGAGGCATATCTGAAAATCTTTGCATACTGCGCCGAGGCATTCGCAGGCGCAACTCGGAAGGCGGCGGGGGTGACTCCGGTCACCTCCCCGCCACTGACTAGCACCACGTTTGATGCGACCAGGCTGGAAGGGCATGACCTGCTGTACATCGACTTGCACGGCTGGCCGGGTGCGCCCGTCTGGTTGGGACAATCAGCATTGGACACCATCGTGGAACGACGCAATGTGGCACTGACTGTCGAGCAGATAGGCAACATCAGCCTACTTGGTACGGTTATCTTCGCAGCCACATGCTACCTGGCAGACGACGAGTCACCAATGCTGGATGCACTGTTGGACGCCGGGGCCAGGTATGTAATTGGTGGCGAGGGTATAAACTGGAATGGAATGCATAATCCAATCGGGGCCGGCCTTCTGGGTCAATGGCTCCGGGGGGGGATGCAGTTGGGCATAGAGCCGTTACGGGCGCTGGCACTGGCGAAACAGCGGGTAAGTCTATCGTTGGTGCAATACCGGCTACGGGGGATGAACGCGCAAGTAACGGCAGCC